CAGGGGCGTTATTTGTTGTTGGTGCTACTGTTTTATACCATATCTCAATCAAACCGTCTGTATCTTTCAGATAATGTGACAGGTCGGGTGCATCTGTAAGGTTGCCGTAACCGCTTGAGCCTGATAACAATTTGATTTTGCCACCGATTTCACCAGCATCCAAGTCGAAATATGTAGCACCACCGCCACTGCTGCATATCCTGCCTGTCTGTATGAAACGACCATTTATCATGGTAAATCCATACATCAGACTGACACTGCGTGCATGTAAATCAGGGTCAACGCTGTTGACAATGCCGATAAAGAAATAGTAAAACAAACCGCCGTCAACCTGATATTGCGTTGTGGTGCAGATAATGGTTGCGCCAGTGTTGCCTTTCATGCACTTCGCATATATGTAATATGCAGTATTTGAGCTATCAAATGTAAATGATGTGTCGGCAATGTTCCAAACGGTTGCGGCATTTTCATTGATGGTATAGTGTACCAGTGTGCCAGCTGTAACCTGCATTGAGTTGGCATTGCCGTTATAGTTGGGTTTGAAAGTCACACCCACCAATCCGAACTGCATTGATTTTGCACCTACTGCAAGGCACAACGTGTCAATTGAGTTGGGTTTGATTTTTTCGGTGTAGTAGTCACCTTCAGGGTCAAACACCATATCCAGCACTTCACGTGATGACCGCCAATTTGCCCTTGCACGTGCCGGATTGTTTAAGTTATTTATTTGAATAACATTATTGATGTCAATAATATCTGATATGATGTTATTGATTATCGTGGCATTTGCCACCGTGTCAGATACTTCAAGCGTATAGTTGTATTCGTCAAACAGCTGCCTTGTGAGTGATACTATCCTGATGGATTTGTCAACGTCTATGTCGCTGTCAATGATATGCAGCCAATCACCTGGATGTAACAGTGTCTGTGTTACAGTGCCTTCGACCAGCGATTCAAAAAAGTTTTTGTCAATTGACAACGCATACTTGACTTTAGGCTGTCTGTTTTGATTAAAATACTCCAAGCCGTCAATCTCAAGTTTTTCTTCAGCTTCGTCAACGTATGATTGCGGCAATGCGACACCCAAAATCTTGTATTTGTCGCCAACGGCGATTTGGAAAGCTACTGATGTGTCGGACGGAAACACGTCACCTCTTTCATCCTCAAATTGTTTTAGTGTGAACGTGTGGGTGCTATGGTCATAATTATGCACGTCAAACTCATAGCCAGCCAAATTGCCTGTGTTGAAATGTATTTTGGCTGTCTGACCTGCAATCAGATACAGCGTGTTGCCGTCGCTATCCTCTGCGTTGAGGTCAAACATGCTTGTGTCGATAAATTTCAACACATTATTGCTGTCAATAGCCGTAACCTCGCCGTCAAACGTAGGCTTGATGTCATCGAAATGCTTGACGGCTTCCCAAACGCCATATTGTGCAATGGCACTTGCATTCTCAAAATATGACTGACCTTTTGTCTTGTTCGGCAAACAAAGCCTGTTGGCTCTGTAATTATAAGCGATGTTTTCTGTTGAGCCGTACACTTTCAGCCTTGTGATGATGTTGGACGTGTCAACATTAAGCCTCTCAAGGTGGTACAAACCACGCCCACGCCCAAATTTGAAATCAAATGGAAAAATTGAGCCAGCCTCATCTGAAAACGACAATACGTTGATGTTGTTCGTCAGCTCAATGGAAAACTCAACGTTAAACTCGCTACACAAGTTCTGCAACACCGAAAGGCAATTGTCTGATTCGCCAAAAGTTAGTGTTTTGTCGGCTATTGTATCAGGACATGTGCCTAATGACCATTTGCCCGGAAACACTCTGTTGGCGTTTGCAATCAGCACCGTGGCAAACCGCTGTAAGTTACCAGTAAGGGAATCAGCCTGTATGTCTTGCAGCTGATTACTTGTGGTGTCAATGGTCAGGTCGTAAGTGGCACGTAGCAAATCATATTGGATGCCCTCAAACTCAAGTACATAAACAAAGTGAGAATTTGCGTTTTTCGTCACTTTTGGCAATCTGTTTAGCTTGTATTCACGTCCAAACACATTGATTTTGTCACCGATGCCGTATGTCATCGGGATGGCTGATTCAACAGTGACGCTGACAATATCAGCACCCTGCAAATCCCATCTTTGCATTGCCTGTGTAAAACCTTGTGAGTTGCCTCTTTTGGCAAGCTCATAGGTCGTACCGTCGGGGCGTGTCGCTACAATTCGTTCCATATCACAATAGCATTGGTTGAAAATTCTGCAATTTCGTTGATGCAGCCTGTAATGACAATGAAATATTCGCCGTCATTTGTGTAGGTGTGTGTGAATCCTGCACCTTCCTCACTGTATATGTCTTTGTCAACAGTACCGTCACCCCAATAGATATTGACGCATTTAACTGTCTTCAACAATACCTGCACCGTTGCCGAATCCGCACCTGTCTTAAAGTGTTTCAGGATGCGTTTTACTGGTTCGGGTTCTGTGAGTTTCAGCTTGAAAGTGCCGACCATCAAATCATTGCTCCATGTTTTGCTGATAGCGATTGCATCTTTGCAATAAACCTCATAAATGAGCGGTTTGGTCGGATGCACCGAAATCATCAGACGCTGTGTGCCGTTTTTGTCAAACAGCTTTGTAAATTGAGCCACTTTGTTGATGAAATCCATCTTTGTATTCGCTTTTACAAAGCATGACAAAGTGATTTCACGTGGCTCATAGTATTTGTGCTCAAGGTCAACCACTTCTCCGTGGTAGTTGCTCCAATCAATTGACAACGGGGCTTTCAGTTTCGGACGGTCAAGCACACCATCAGAACCGCTAACACAGATGCCGTAAGCCTCTTTGATATTGACCCCATCAATGTAATATGCCTGCTGCACGTTTGTTGACAATTCTGATATGATTTCGCTTTCGGTCAGTGCAATGTTGTAGATTTTGAAATCATCCATGAGTGCAAGCCCATATTCGCAGTAGCAATCCTGATTAAGCGACAATCCAGCTAATGCGTCGCTCGTTTCTATGGTGTCGTATAAAGAGCCGTTATAATAGAAATGATAAACGCCGTTGTGATGCGTAATGCCTACAGATGACCATGCAGCTGTAGTCGCTGGGATTTCAACAGTCCGATAATGATTCAATGTCGTATTGCCGAAATTGAGCATCCAAATCAGCTTTTTAGGTGTTCCGCATTCAATTTCCAGTGGTCTGACCCATACAAGTATTGACCATGCATCGCTGAAGTCGGATATTACCATATTGTCAATTGTGCATTTGTCGTTGCCTTTGAACTTTATGGCGTTGCCGTTGCGACCCGGCACGAAATTAGCACCCACAACGCTGCCATCGTTGCGGTTTGCGCTGTAATCGTATGCTATAAGTGCGCCATCGGATTCATCGAAAGGCATGTTGAGTATTACGTTGTTGTTTTCCATCGTGTTAGTTTTTAATTGTTTTATCAATTATTTTGATTTGCGGATTTCCGCTTTTGCTAATGTGTATGCCTTTGGCATTGTGGCTGTTGACCCAAATCCTTGCATCACCCGAAATGTCAATATTGACATTTGCGTTGTCGTAAACGTCAATACGTGTGATGCTATGGCCAGCCAGTCTGATATTCGCTTCACTGTCATTGGCGACAAAGATTTCACCGACATTGTATTTGTCACAAACAATTTTGCCGCTTGATTGTCCAAGCAAAATGATTTTCCTTGCATTAGCTATTTCAACCCATTCATCGACATACACGCCGTAATCATGCGCAATGTCGCCGAAATGCTCTTTGATGATTGTTTTGTCAGGGTAGTTCCGCTCAAGGCAAAACTTTAAACCTCTGATATATAGGTCGGCAAGTTGTCGTTTATCGACCCCGGCTTTAATCTTGCCGTACCATTCGTCGCAAATCCCGGCTTCTTTTGCGGCTTTGGCTAATTTGTCATTGATTTTCATGTTGTAATATCTTATTGTAAACCTAAATAACGACCGTTAAAAGTGTCAAGTGCATTGGCTATCCTGTCAAGTTTGGTCAGATGCACATTATATGCTGTGTTTTCAGCGATGCGGTTAAGCACCATGAGCTGATTGCGCATTATTGACATGGCTTCGACCTGATTGATACGCATAGCGTTCATCTGACCTGCCACCAATGATGCTGTTTCTTCCGTAACGCCCTTGACAGAGCCAGTCAGTGACGTTGCAGCTCCAGCGTCAAACCATTCAGGGAATTGGTCTTTTAACTGGTTGACCATCGCAATGATGCTCTCACCTGCAAAGTTCAAATCAGCACCT